TCCAATCATATGCTCCTACATTTAAATCAAGTTTCTGAGATTCAAACCAATCATATTCTCCATTATAACTAGCAGTAACTAATCCTACTGTTTGTCCAGGTGTGTGGAACTTAGCAACACCTGTTTCAGGGAATGCATAATTTCCATTCTTCTCATAGTCTCTGTCAGTAACAGTTCCGTCATCGGATACGTGTTTTACTAGTTTTACAGCAACTGTACTAAGTCCAGATACAGCATCGCTAGATACGATCTCGGTTAGAACTCCACTGAAATGTCCGTCTAAGTAAGCAGTTGCTCCAGTAGAAACATTAGTTGTAATAACTGTTGAGTTAAGAGGAACAGCTACAGTAACGCCCATTCCCACTACAAGACCAGCAGTTGGGATTCCTTTAAGTGCTTGGTCTGCTTTACCATCAATAATCGCAACTCTTAAACCGTTCGCCCAAGTACCAGGTGAATTGGCAACAATAGGTGCGTTAGTGATTGGGCTTTCATCATACCCAAGTTGCTGATAATGTTCTCTTCCTTTTATTTTAATACTAGTTGCAGCACCAACTTCATTAAAGATAGCAGCATTCTTCAGATTTTGATCATCTGCTCTAACTACGCTTAATGTTCCACCATATGCCAAATATGATGATGCTACCAACCAATTCTCGTAATGCTTATCAGTTGAATATGGCTTACCATAAGTTTGAAGTAGATCCTCCTCACTCTCTATAAGTTGTGGATCTCCAACTGGTCCCTTCTCGAACGGGGATACAAGTGCTCCTGTCGATCCACTCGTAGGATCCACTCTTCCAATTGTTAGATCAACCTCTCTTACGACAATTCCAGGAGATGCTAAATTTAATGGCATCTTTTGTTCTCCGAATCTCAGATTATTGCTGAAATTATTTATGGTTTACCATGTTTCTATCGGGGAAACCATACATGAACATTACCAATCTGGGTATAACCAATCAACAAATTTTATTTTATTCCTTCTACTATTAACTATTCTTTTTACTGTACATATTTTACATTCATAAGAATATGCTGATGGATATGTTCTATCTTTACGTGTCAAATAAAAATCTTCCATCAAATCCTTAACCTTACCACAACTTCTACACTTCCGTTCTTTTAAGAGTAAATGATCTAATTCTATTTGATCTTCAAAATCCATCTATTGGTACAAGTAAGTTGAAATAATATATTTCTTATTTTTATTAGGTGGAACTCCACGATGTATAAAATTCCAAGTAGCTGGAAACATAAGTACTCTTCCTGCGGATGGTCTAACTTTTTTACCACTAATAAACTCTGTGTATCCACCTCCACCAATACCAATATCATTTAAATAAATTAACATCGCTATCATTCGTACATTACCTGTTTCTGAAATAGCAAAATCATCATGCCAATGAAAATATCCACCTGGTTCATATCCTTTTACATTATATCCACTATCAGTAAAACCAACACCATGAAATGGTCTTGGTCTTGGACTTAATTTATTAAAAAATGTATAAGAATAGTCGATATATTCTTGAATCATATCTGTAACAGTATGGCATAGCATATTATCAATATCCTTCCATTCTTCATGTTCACTGATTGATAAATCTATAGAGTTTTTCAGACTAGAGTCTACTATCTTCTTATCAGATCCTATTCCAACCATTCCATGTTGTTTTCTATTATCACTCTCATATCTATTAATAATATCTTCACATATTTTTTTACTTATAACATTATCTTTAACATAAACAAAATCATTTAGATTCATCATCTATAATCCCACATGTATGATCTATCTCCGTACTCATCAGTATGCCATACATCACCCTCATTGTCAACAAATGTAGTATCATCTAAACCATCAGCAACAAATCCAAATGGAGCCATATCCTGTTCTATTTGATTCTTCTGTTCTTCATAAATTCTCTTCCGAACATCATTGTCCGTCATTTCTTTAAAATAATCCTGTGCTACTACCCAAGCAAATATAACAAGGCACATAGCAAGATCATCATTACAACCTTCCTCTGCTTCAAATGAATTGTGCTTTTGAGCAAAGGTAGTTAGTTCTGATATAATCTCATAATCACTAACTAATATCTTATCATCTTCAAGCATAGTTTTCAAATTAGAACAACCCAACTTTTTAACTGCTGCTGTTGTTCTTACACCTAACTGACATTTCTTACCCGAAAATCCTTGACCAACAATCTGCCCATTTCTTCCTCTCATGGATGCCATAAGAAGATTATCATACTCTAAATCATATTGAAGAATACTTGCAACCTGATCTCCAATATCATTTACTTCTACCAATACAAATGATTCATTATATCCCTTAGCAACATCATGTATGATATTAGGAAATAGCATAGGTTTAATTTCATTATTCCTATACTTTGCTACTGCTTTATATGGAAACTCTGTAATATCAAAAACTATGAAAGCAGAATAATCATTACCCAATCCACGGGCAACATCAACTGTCATCATATAATTATGATCTTTTACTGGTTCTTCGTAAATATCAAGACCCGCATTTCTTGTTATAGGTTCTTCATATACAAGATTTCTAAGTTTTACTGGACTGATTAAGGTATTAACAGATCCTAAGAATTCACATTCAAACTCAATCTTAAATTGTGCTTCTGAGGTATTAGCAATCGTTTGTTCTTTCCATGCATCATCTCTACCTGGAACTTCACTCCAATGCACATCAGTTGGTATATAATCACTCTTTCCCTTCTCACTATCGTGCCACATACGATAGAAATGATTCATACCCCTTGGGGTAGAAACTATAATAACCTTAGTGGATTGTCCTGATGTAATAGTAGGATAAACTGATGCAAAGAAATCATCGGCAATGTGATTTGGAATGAATGCAAACTCATCAAGGAATATAACGTTATAAGATCCACCACGAACAGCAGATGATGAAGTGGAGTTTGCTGATATTTTTGACCCGTTCTCTAATTCTAATGAACCTTTATTCCAAGATATTATACCTTGCTGCATCCAGTTAGGTAAATTTTCATATGCAAGTTGCAATCTACCAAGTAGATCTCTAGCCGTGGATGCTTTGTTTGCCAGAACAGCAATGTTGACGTTATCGTTGAAAACTGCATAATGTAATAAGTATGATATACAAGTGGTAGATTTACCTGTCTGTCGAGGCATCTTACAGATATTAAATCTATTTTCATGGAACCTTCTAATTAATTTCTCTTGGAAATCATACATGTTAAAAGGAACCAGTCCCTCATCAAGAGAGACTATTTTTATATACTTTCTAGTAAAATATATGGGATCATCTTTACACTTCAAAAACTCAAGAATATTATCTTGAGAAAATTGTATTGCAGTATTTGCTTTTTTTAGATTAGGATTACCAAGGTATACATTATCACTCATAACCAATCAGCACTTCCACTTTCTAAGTGCTTTATTGATCCTTGAATCTGGATCATTAGCAGTCTTAGAACTGGTAAGTTTCTTTTTCATTCCACCCATTCTAGCACAGAATGATTTCTTTCTAGAACCACCTTCTGGTTGTGGTGCCTTTAAATCAGAACCAGGATTCTCACGTTCGTAAGATTTTCTACCTTTCTCATTTAATCCACCTTCTTTATTCTTTCCTGCCTTCTTAGTCCATGCAGCACCTTCTTTTACATAATCAAAATCATCTCTCCAAGAGTATGATTCACTCTTACTGTTACCATAGTTAGCAGCACCTTTCTTACGGCACTGTACCAATCTACCAGATGCATATGCAGAAGGCCAGACCTTTGCACTTGCCTTTACTTTATTGTAGCAAGCATCTTTCTTACCACTACCCTTTCCTTTCTTATCTGCCTCAGTTACTACTTCTTCTTTTACACCACGTTTTGCTTTGTGCTCTTCTCTTCTTTTATCAATCATCTTACCTCTTTCACCACTAGCATCAAATATAGCAGGTTCACCCGCCTTACCAAACTTTCGTTTGTTTCTTACTGATGCTTTACCATAATCAGAACGTCCTTGTTCTTCCTTTGCTTCACCAACAGGAACACAGTTAGGAACTACTTTCTTACCTTTCTTCTTCATTCCTTTCTGGGTATAACCAGCCCAGCACTTTTCGTCGAGTGTAGTTTCTTCTTTCATTTTTTTCTTATCAGTAGAAACGTAAGTTGGTTTTGCTGCACCAGACTTGGATTGTTGACCAGGATCTGCTTCTTTCTTTCTTCTAGATGCAGATGCTCTTTCTGCCTTAGTCATACTTGCTCTCTTAGAAGATGATACACACTTGGGTGTTCCTTCTCCTGGTTCATCACTCGCACAAGTTCCACCTGTGACTACATTAACCCATCCACCTTTACCATCTTTTGATTTAGAACCTTTAAACCACTTATGTAAAGAACCCTCTGCAATTTTATTAATCCTCATACTTTTATCAGATTTCCAATCATAGGATGCCATTATCTCACTACCACCACCTTGTCTTACTGCTTGTAATTTTTTAAGTAAAACTTGTTTCTTTATCTGATCTGCTTTCTTTTGTTTAGCATCAATTTGTTTTTGTTGCTGATCTTCTGTACCAGGACCAGCATCATCTTTCTCAACTTTCATTTCTTCTTTAACATTATGATGACTTTCACCACATTCTATACATGGATCTTGTCCACAATCATCACACTCACAATCAGATTTCTTTTCACTAATTTGCTCAGTGCCTTTCCATAGTCCACCAGAAACAAGAGGTTTCATATTAGAAGGTCCAACAATATCCATAACCCTAGCAAAAGTTACACCATCAGAGTTCTCAATATTAATAGATTCTTGACTTAGCTCTTTTTTAATTTCCCTTTTCATTTGCTCTCTGTCATTTTGCTTTTCGATTGCATCAGAAGAAGACTGGTTAGACTGCCTAAACTTCTTAACCTTTTCAACTTGCTTTTGACGCAACTGTTGTCTTCTTTGAGCTAAATCCACTTTATTACTCTTTATTACTATTATTTAGGAATTGTTGTTTAATCATCTTTGAAAGGTCACTAGTAGACCCTACAAAGACTGCATTATTGGTAACATTGTTTGTAGTGTTTGCCTTTTCTTCATCAACTTCTTTAACCTTCTTTTGCAACTCCATTAACTTATCAGTTGTATCAGCAACAGATTTTATAATCTGTCCTGCAACTTCATATGCCCTTGGACTTGCACTTTCACCCGCAAGTTCCATAATACCATTAAGGGACTCTTGACCCTTCTCAATCAAAGAATATAAGTTAGCACGTGTATATTCATAATCTTTTTCAACATCATCTGTAATATTTTTTGTACTATCTTTTCTCGTAATACATCCATTTTCTGGTGTATTACTTACTTCAATAGCACTAGTTGTGTTTAGTGCTTCATCGATAGGATCATAACTAGACATCGTTTTTAAAGAATATCAGATTGTTTTGTTGGACTATAAGTTTTACCATCATCAAAGAATTCATCAAATTCATTAAATCCGAAATCATCACCCAATTCTATTAATGCATCATCAGCAGTAGTTAATAACCCAATAATTGCTCCAGATGCATGTATAGCTCCAATAGAACTATCAAATGATCTCTTAACAATAATAGTAGTACTATCTACAACAGATACAACTTTCATAATTTCACTATCAATTACTAACCTACTATTAACAGTTAATGTCGTAGAATTATTTACAGAAATTCTAGTTTCGGTTGTTGTAAGATCTTCTGTTAAGGTTGTAGCAGTATCTCCATCATAATTCTTTAATGCCTTAGGTGTAGCAACATAACGCATTTGTCTTCTTGCAGATGGAAGAGTATCAGTAGAATAATCAACCTGAACCTTTTTAATAAGACCATCACTAGTTTTAGCAACAGGACCAAATAGATATGCTTTTGCAGTAAATTGTAATGTGTATATTAGAGCAGCTCTTGTACTAAAATCACCTTCATATTCATCCCTAAATGAAATATTATCTAATACTATTGGAATATCTCTCTTTTCTCCAATAGAACTTACTAAATTAATTGAAATATTAAATGATGGTTGAAAATATGGTAATATCTGTTCAAGAATTTGAAGTGCATCATCATTCAATTTTGAAAATATACTTAACTCAAATCCAATATTATATGGAACAGGCATAAAAACTTTTTTTAATTTATTACCGTCAGATGTGTCAGATGCCTTAAATGTTTGTGTTATTCCTGATTTTCTAGTTGGATCATATTGAACAGAAGTCATCTCAAATGACATTCTTGGAAGAGTTATAGCAACTGCTTTTGTTAAATTAGCTTGTTCTCTAATTTTTGAAAAGAACTTCTGCTGTGGTCCATAAGCAAGACCAACTTTGGTTTCATCTAAGGTACTGTCATCAATACCTTCATGTTTAATAAAGATATTATTAAACAATGTACCAAAACCAATAATGGTTTTACGAATAATTTCGTGATAATAATAAGTACCTAACATTAATATTCTCCAAATGGATTCCTTTCACTAAAATCTAATAATCCTTTACCTTCGGTTTCAATATCCTTATTAGCATCATAAGGATCATCAAAACTATCTGTACTGTAAGAATCTACAATATATGTAGCTGATGATATTCCACCAATAACTGCTTCTCCAGCATAGAATGAACCACTATTCAATGAAACTCTTAACTCAATTGGTGGATAAGTTGGATTAATATCAACTCTTCTCTTAAAGTCCTTAACCCTAGCAGTTACTCCCGAAGTCTGACCTGTAACTATTTCATTATATATGAAAGTGCCTATTCCAGTAGTGCTTATTCCAGTTATTGATACTGCACTTGTTGCAGAAGTATATCCAGATCCAGTATTATTAAATCTAATATCCACAATCTTACCTCCACTCATAATTGCAGTTGCACTTGCAGAAGTTCCTGTGGTAACTCCAGCAAATTCAACTGTTGGCGTAAAGGCATATCCTCTTCCACCTTCAGTTATAGTTACAGAAGTAATACCTGTATTAACTATTCCAAACGTAACAGCAGCACCTGCACCTCCTCCACCTTCAAGAATAATTAATGGTGGATTATCTGGATCATATAAAGTTCCTGGATCAGTTATTACTATCTCTTTAAGAGAATTAATACCACCAATTGATGTGGTTATTGCTACTGCCCTAGCTTGAACACCAGACACTGATGGTGGAGATGATATTATGACTGTTGGTGCAGAAACATATCCAGAACCATCATTTACAATATCAATGAAACCAAGCATTCCTGTGGTTCCTCTTTGAGCTACACCAGTTGCAGTTATTCCAGTACCAACTAAATTTAATTGTGTTATATATCCTTCATCCTCCACTGTATTATCAACTTCCTCAATAGTAGTATCCACAAGTTCATTCTCATATTCATAAAGTTCACAACTTAATTCATAGGTATAATTTTTACCTAATTGATAAAATGGTTTCTCAGATTCTACTCTTTTAATTTCAAATAATCTTTCACCAAGTGGAAAATATATTAAATCACCTTCTTTTGGTCTTGTAATTAAATCTTCAAACGTATATTCGCTAATACTACCTTCTCTGATACCAGCACTCATACCTTCCAAAAATGGTGCTATAAATTCTTCATATCTTTCTTTGGATATTGTAAGACTAACCTCATTTGTTAATCTTAAACCAAATTTACTTAAAACATCACTATTTGGGTTATATCCTTCATAATTATTTAAATATGCTTCAATAATAAATGAATCATCAAACTTAGATGATTGTACTTCTTTAATAATATTATCAGTCTTAAATACTTTTCTGGGAAGATAATAAACCTCTATACCGAACATTTGCAACTGTTCATTAATAAGATCTTGAACTAAAAATTGCTCACCTTTGGATCCTTGTAAAAAATAAGAATTTAATGCCATATTTTATCAACCTATAAGATCAAGAGGTGGTAACTCATATTCAAGAGACATTTTTGATTGAATTGCTTCAAGATCTCTTTCTGCATCATCATATATTTGCCTTCCATTTAATTCAATCCCACCAGGAAGTTTTACTCCTTGAAATTTAATTAAATTTTGTCCCCATTGTCTCTTAACTAAAGCAGTAAGATATTTTTTCAAGAATGTATCATTATAAACACCAGTAAAGGTATTTGGATCTAACGCCCTATAACAATCTAAAATTATAAAAGTATCAGTAGTTTCACTTCCCCAATCAATATCTAAGTATAACCTATCTTGTCTTTTATTATATCTAATTTGCTTATCTGTAGTTAACATCATATCAATATCTTCTAGATATGATTTTGTCATTGAATAACTTAAAAGACCATTATATCCAAGATTAAATGCAACATCATTTAGAAATAGTTGATATTTAACACTAAACATACCATTAGAAATAGCACTAGTATCAAATTTAAATATTCTTTCTACACCAATTACAGAATCTGGAACTTGAATAAAATTAGAAGTTTCATACCAATTAGAAATAAGACCACCAAAACCAGGTATATCAGTAGAAGTTGCAGTAGTAGTTACAATACCAACGGTATTTGAACTACCAGCTTTATTATTTGCCTTTCCCCTATCAATATCATCTTGAGTTAATTTATATTTAAGATACATTCTCTCAACACCATCAAAATGACGCTCATTAAATAATTGAATAGCATCATCTACTAAATCATCTAATTGATCGTCATCAACATTAATTTCTAATACTGGTGCACCTAATTTTCTCAAACAATAATCTACTAACTCTTGTCTAGTTGTTGGTTTTGCCATTAGAACGAACCTCCATCAATGATTCCACTTAATTGAGTAGCAGTTAAAATACCTGTTACTACTGCACCTGTTTGAGTAGTTTCAAGTTTCTTACCAGCACCACTACCTCTCCAATATAACTCTACACTTCCATCAGTATTAAATACGGCACTATTTGCACCAGATGTATTTTCAATTACAACATCAGCAGCACCTTGAATTCTAAGATCGCCAGTACCAGCATCCTTTATAAAACTAGAACTGCCATCATGATATATTTGCAAATCATCCGAAGTTCCAAATGTAGCCTTAGCATTATCATTCAATCTAAAGAAACCTGATGATTTAATCCAACTGGCATTATAACTTGCACCAGTAAGATTCAAATTACCATTTACATCAAGTACAGTTAAAGTTCCAAGTGATGTGATGTTAGATTGAGCAGCAGTAAGTAAAGTTGCGTTAAGTCCACCAGTTATTGTAGCAATACCTGCAATTGATAATCCAGCAGTAGCAGAAAACCCTTCTCCTGAACTAATAGTTATCCCTGTACCAACATTTATAATATCATTATCACCGTCAAATGTTATACTAGATGACCCAACAGTCATCATACCAGAAACATTAACGTTCCCACCAATATCTAATTGGGCAATTGTACCGATACCAGTTACATTAAGATTTCTACCATTAATTTCATCATATACAACATCATCACTAACATATAAATCTCCACCAACATATAAATCTCCACCAGTTGTAGTAATACCACCTGAACCAGATAAAGTAGTAATACCACTTACGTTAAGATTTGATTGTACTACTAGACTTTTTAAAATATCTACTTGACTATTAATATCAACAAGATCTCCGTTAAATGTTGATATTCCTGCAAAAACAGATCTTCCACCAAAATTTATATCCTTAGCAACTCCTAATCCACCAGCAATTGTTACTGAACCGTTTGATATACCTGTAGAATTTGTAACATTTGAAAATGTAGATATTCCCGAAACCTTAAGGGCAGTAGAATGAATTAAATCTGATAATATAAACTTTGATGTTGGATGATCCCATACAAGAACTAATCCATTTTCTGATGATCTAGAAGAATCAACGTCAAGTAAATTAATTAATCTTGTTGGAGGTGCTGATGCATTAGATAAGACTCTAATTACATTCTGTGAACCAATTCTATCGTTAATATTTGGCATTACCTTGTAACTCCACCTCTTACTAGTGCTGAACCCTCTATGGCTTTATATTCACTACCATCTTGAGTTATTATTTTTACATCATAAACATATCTTCCGGGTTTTATATTCACAGTAGTAGAAGCTACTAAATTTATAGATATAATCCCGGCATCAGGGTCTGTGACAGAAGTTGCAAATGAAACCTTGTTTACACTTGACGAATGCTTCCTAAGCATAGCTGTTGTAGCTGCACCTGCCAAACTCAAAAATGAATTAGAACGAGTATCCTCTAATTGAAAGGATGTGTCAAAATCAAATCCTTGCTCAATTACAATATTGGATACATATACTGCCATTATTAATCAATATACTTTTAAATATTTATAATCTTTTATTTAACACTTCATATAAAAGAGATTTTATTTCGTCAATATCAGAACGTAATCTTTTCAACTCTTCTTCATCAGTTTGTTTTTTACTCCTTATAGCGACATATTGAGAATATCCTTGCGTATCACGATTTATGATTGCACCAGATTTTTCATCCCTATAAAGATGCTTATGACCTTCAACTTGTATCATTTTGCTAAAGCAATTGCTCTAAGATCTTTAAATCTTGGTGGTTTTGCTTCGTTTGTTCCACTAATAACAATTTTAATCTGGAATCCAGTAAAATTATCCTCATCATTAACAGTAAATTCATAATCTCTAAATTCATTTTCAACACTAGCTGGAACAAAAACATCAGGTCTACCACTATTTAAATCAGGATTAATGACATTCTTTACAATACCTTGATCATCAAGATTATCATATCCAGGGAATAATTTATAAGATTCCTCAACTTCTGATGAATCTGCCTTAAATAATCTATATAAAACTCTAAAATCAGCAGAAGCATGTCTATATGCCCCAACTAAAACTTTTAAAGAGTTTGATTCTTGTGCTAAATTCACCTTTTGTGAAATATAACATGCTGCATGTGGATCACCAGTTAATGCATTTGACCTAGAATCACTAGCATAATCTGCTACTGGATTATTTAATCTATTTCTCCACAATCTAAATGCTCCATTATCAAGATCTAATACTGGAGATATATTGGAATCATTAGTATTAAAATTAACAGATAAAGTAACTGATTTATTTCTAGGCAAATTAGACAATCTAGATATTTCATCAACTCTAGAACAAAGAAGACGTGGAGAAGATAATTTATTAATTTGATTAAATTCAACACTTTCATATCCTTGATCTATAAAGGATGATTCTGTTCCACCATCACTAGTTCCAGATACTGATCTTAATTGTGCATTAATAGTAGATGTACTATTAGGAGTCATAACATTAAATGAAGGAATAAATGCATCATACTGGAAATTTTGTGTACTTACTATCTCATCTCCTCCACCAAAAGAAGTTTTAGTAAAACTCAATTGATTTTGTCCAGTGGATCTATTTTGGAGATTTGCTCTTCCTGCTCCTCTTGCAGCAGTTAAGTAATAAGTATCTATTGTTTTAAGTGCATTCAATGCTGCAGAATTATCTGCCATGTTATGTTCAGTATTAATTCCTGTTAAAGAAACCCCATTAAATTCATACTTATAAACAGAAGATCCACTAAGATGAGAATCTTGTGGAGACTCACCAAAACCTCTTTGACCAACACTAAGTGTTCCTGCACCAATACCATCATAGAATATTATTTCACTACCAATCTTCACATAACCAGTGCTTGTAGAAATACCTTCAAATGTACTAAATGTTGATGTATTTGCCACAGATATGGTAGTTGAAGTAGAACCAAGATCTGTATTTAAAGCAACAGGAATTGTATCTGGTTGAATATTATCTAATACAACTATATTATTATCAGCAGTCATTCCGTGGTTGTACTGTTCAACTTTCATCACATTACCTTGATACAATTCTCCAAGAACAGAAGAACTCTGTATTGTAGTGTGTGCAGTTCCTACTACAGGAGTAACAGTAGTACCATTAGCCTTAGTATACACTAAAACATTACCAGTTCCATAACTTTCTCCTTGAACATCTGATAAGTATAAAGTATCAATACCGTAAATATTAGATACAGTAATCTTGGCACCTTCACCTGTCTTCTTACCTGTGGGTAAACTAGATGTTTTAACACCAACAACATCACCAATTACATATCCAGTACCAGTATTTGCAATAGAAACTGCATTAATAACACCACCAGAAATACCTAGAACAGCAGTAGCACCTGATCCATTACCAGTAATTGATACCAAATCAACAGTTGGGGTACCAGTAAAGGAATATCCAGAACCACCACTAGTAATTTCTCTTCCAGCTGTGTTCACTAACAATGGACCACCAGATTGCTCAAGGAATCCAGTAGCACCTATGGAAACTGTCGGAGATCCACTTAAAGCAGAAGATATTTTTACACCAGGTACTAAATCAGCAAGAAGATCTACTGAATTTGCAGTTGTAATTCCAACCTTTAATTTTCTTGGGAATAACTCTATGGCATTATCTACTGTTTTAAATGTATTAAAATTATTAGATTTCAATGATGGATTATATAATGTCAATGTTCCCGAATTAACAAACGAACATTGATATAGAGTAAATTTAAGATCTTCAAATTGGCTTGGTGTCCAAATTGTTCCATTTTGAGATTTAAATAAACTTCCACCAATATACTGTGTTCCAACTATAGACTGACTTGCTGCATCAAGATTTTTTGTCTCAATGGTAGTCTCACTCATTCTAGCAATCCAAACCTTATATGCATTAGTGGATCCTGCTCTAAGTCTTAGTGCATATTCAGTTTTTGGTTCCAAATAAACAGGTGATGGGAATTTAACATTAGTTGCTATGGAAGCATCAGTAGAAGTTTTAATGATAGAAGTTCCAGTAGAATCTAATTCTTGTGGATCCAATTGAATCTGAGCAAAACCTTGAAGTACTTGATTTGTTGGAGTTCCAAGTTCAACAGTTACTATCTCAACACTTATTGGTTGGAAATCATCTTTTTCTGCAAAATATAAATCCACAGAAGATAAGAACATTCCATTTTCGTCAGTAGTAAATGATTGTGCTAATGGATCATCATGTTCTGGTGCTGGATCTGCAAGTCTAACAGTAACCGAAGTTCTAGTAACTGTTGTTACAATTCCATTCGTACGATATTCTGCTTCTCCATGAGTCACACTAGCTGATGTATTATCAACATCACCATCTGCTGTACTTTCGTTAGTACTAGAAGAAGTAATCCTAAATGTTTTTGTACCGTTATTAAATCTTATTGATGGTGGTGGAGTGGTTAATGGATCTCTAATAAAGAATGATCCATATAAAGCACCATAAGAATCTGAAATTAATCTAATTGGATTACCTTGTGCTGAATGTATTGCAATTGCTCCACTAGATTCACCAATAAATCTCATACCAACAGTCATTCTTCCATAATAATCTCCTTGTGCCTCTTTGGATAATGATGCAAGATCTACATTTAATACTGAGGAAGACTCAGTATATGATGCTGATACATTAACTGTTGGATCATATGGATTCTCTAGAAACACTATACTAGGTGAATTATAAGCACCTTTTTTATGATTTGGTTGTGCAGATCTAAATGTAAAGGTTGGAGTTCCAACATCACCCCCATCATAACCTCTAATAGTTTCTCCAATCTCAAATGACCCAGAAATCATTTCTATTTCTATTAACTTTGGAATAACATCTATTCCACTTCTACCATCAAAGAATGGATAGTATCTTGTTTTAGGTTTCAATCCAACAGCAGCAAAACTAACATTCCTAGATCTCATGTGAGTATCTAATCTTGTTCCAGTTATTATATCTTCATCAAATACTCCTGCAGTATCTCCTATTATAGCTCTAGTTCCACCATCAATTATTTCAGTTCTAGTCCAATTATCAGATTGTGGATCTAATTTAATATCACATTCATATTTAACAACTGTAAATGGATTTACATTCTCCATATCACTTGCAAATACATTTTTAATATCTGATTCTATTTCAGAATATTTTAAGGTTATTAAATCTCCTGTTTTTTGTAAATTTTCATCTAATAATGGCAAATTCTGAGAAAAATCACAAGTAGTAACATCTTCTGTTTCTGCAACACCTAATTCTGGTTGGAATGCATACCTATCTAATGGAACAAGCATTTCTTGTTTTAAACCATCAACATCAACTTTATGATCTGGATCATTTACATCCATTCTACTAGCATCTTTAAAATCATCTACAAAGAATCCAGTTTTAAATCTATCATTTCCAGATGCATCTCTAACCTGTAAAGATTTTGTATCTAATTCAAGTAAAGATAAACTTGTTATAGTTTCTAAATTAGACACTCTATCATCCAATTTTCCAATATCTCTCATTGTATATCTCTTATTATCAACAAGAGTTACTTTTGCATCTGATGCATGGTACAAATATGCAGGAAGATGAATTGATGCAATGTGCATTGCATCATCAATTAATACAGGTTCTTTAGGGTCTAATGAAGAAACACCTTGTATTAATGATAATTTACCTACATTACCATCAAGATCTTCTTCTGGAGTAAGAATTAATTTATCAATTCTTGACAAATAATAACTATATCCAACTTCAGAATCAGCTTCGGATGATACTACCAAAGTTGAAGTAGCACCATTACCACTAAAATCTCTACTTGTAAACGCAAATGGTGATTTGTCAGTACTAGTAAATTCAGATACTCTTGGTCTAAAATCTAAAGTATCTGTTGCTCTAATACCATTAGATAGTATTGGTATATCATTAGAATATCTATCTTTATTATAAGAATTTATTGTAAATACATCACCCTCATCACTTGATGGTACTTTATATGAATTATAAACTACTAATATCTTCCTAGAAGGTGCTGGAAGATTTCCTCTTCTAACTAGTCTAGAATAATCATAATATTGTTCTCTTTGACCCTTATCTAAAGAGTAAGTTTGAGTAATATTTAAACCATTTCCAAGAGATATTCCTTGTAATGTGGTAATGATATTAGATTCTTCAAATGTAATTAATTCACCTAAACTAAACCTATCGGTATTTAAATATCCAATTGTTATTTCAGTGGAAGATAATATACTTACAACCTGAGCAACAGATCCAGTTTCAGAACCTTTAATTTTTTCACCAACAACTACATTTGTATCTAATGACAATCCAGAAATAAATGTCAATTTATCTAATGTTGGATCTGTTTCATCTTTTGATTCTACTATAGTTACTATATTACATACGTCAGGAACATTTAATGAAATTTCTCTATCTTCTACTCTCAATCCATAATATCTACTAGTAGATAATCCACTTGTAGTAGTTGATACACCAGCATTAGTCTTGTTAACAATAAGTTGATTACTTCTAGTATATTCTTTAATTTTTTCTTTAACTACTTGTTTTTCTGTTGTAGCATTAATCGTAACATTATTGTTTTGACTAGCAGTTAATCCTTCAATAATAACTCGAGATGCATCATCAGATCTTGTAAACTGATCTTTTGTTAAAGGTTCAACAGTTCCATTATTATAGAAAACAGAATATCTTTGCGTATCAAATGAAGTAAAGAATGCACTTGATAATCCAGTTTGAGCAGTTAATTTACCCTGACCATCTGTGGTTTGTTGTACTATTTGTTCATTAACAACTAATTCAGAATCTGAAAGATTTAACTCTGCAAGATTAAAAGGTCCAACAGGAGTATAAAGACCAGCACTTTGATCATTTACTATCTCTGGTTTCATAAGACTAAAACCAGCTTGTGAATCTGTAAGTACACCAACAAATCCAGTACAAACACCAGCAACTCTACTAACACCTTCGAGTGTTAATGTTCTTAAATCGGAAGATATGACAGTAACTTTATTAAAAATATTATCAGTACTAGTATTAGTATAATCTTTTGCTTGATATTTAATTATAGATCCTACTTTAACACCGCTAGATGCATCAAATTGATTACCCTTAATTGCTAATGATCCCGTACTATAACCAGCACCAGCAATACCACCTGGTGTTACAGTAATTGATAAATTATTAAATGGAGATTCTCTTAATACAGTATCTGCAGTAAAATTAACACCTAATCCAGCAAAAGCACTACTATTTTGATATACAGATTTTATATCATCAATACCATAAGTTACAAAACTAGATATTGATCTAGAATGTTCGTCAGTTTCATTAATTAAAATCTTTTCTCCAGTAATAAATGTTCCAGAAGTCTGAGATATAGTAACAACAGCTCCTGCAACCTCTTTTACATATCCACTAGCACCACTACTTACACCCCGAACAAATGTACTAACTGGACAATCATGGGCAGCTAATGCAAGATTTAATGTTAGTTTAGTATATGTTTGTATATCATAAAGATATAAATTCCATTCACTAGCACCACCCTCAGTGGCACTGTAAGGCGTATTTCTTAATCCTAATGAATATACCCTAGCAATTCCAATTTGAGTCCCTGATGGTGGTTCAAATGATGTTGGTAAAGACTTTCTTACATCATATAGTCCAACAGTATTTGAATTATTATTAAGTCCAACAAATGGAGTACCAAATACATTATTAACTCTAATTAAAGATCCCATTTCAAAAGGAACTTTTGCAGTCTTTATTGTTTCAATATCTCTTGGTTTATCAAAATCTACAATAGTTGTTCCTTTTTTATCAACTCTATATCCTTTAACATATGCTTTTCCAGATTCAATTTCAACACATCCTAATTCATCTGATGGTACATTTCCCTGATCAGTAACTTGATCTGACTGGAAAATACCTTCATTTGAAATATTATCATCTAAGGATTCAGAAACTCTAACATTAAAATTGCCAAGAGAATAATTGCCAGATTCTTCATAAGTTCTTGCTGCAAAATACTTCTCAATTTCACTGTAAACACTAGTATCTTGTAATTTTTTAAGATCACCATCTCTTAATTTAATTATTTCAATAAAACTACTATCATTAAAATCAGTTAAAGATTTTTTTGCTAGTGTTGTAGTGATTTTAAATCTATCTGCTCCTGGTGCAGCATAATTAGAAAATCCCCTAGCATTATCATATAAAGAAGGATCTTCCTTTGCAGTAATAATTGATTCTAAAATATTCAAACCTACCCTATATGAAGGAACATTTGAATATGGATCTAGAATTATAGTATCCGCAGAAACATGTACAAAATTACCTCTAATAAAATAAACTCCATCTTCAATAGATACTGCACTACCAGTAAAAGTAGCATTTGATGATATTAAATTAGCTACACTTTCTCCAACTTCAATTGTTGTATTACCATATACTATATCTTGCTGAGCCAATAAAGGTTCACTATCAATTAAACTAGATTCTACATTATTATCATCCCCACTAAGATATTCAATGAATAATGTTAAATCTGTTATATCAGAAGAATCTGAAGGTGTTTTATAATCAGTTACTAAAATTTCAATTCCAGAATTTTGACCTTTTAATTTTTTTCCTTTTAATTCATTAGCATACAATACTACTGGAATTCCAAGATGATCAGAATCTAATTTTACAGAAAAATATTTATTGTGATAGTCAACATTACCAGGGATAACCACTGATCCCTCTTTAAAAATATGACTACCAAATTCTTTAACTTGATTTTGTAATATTGATTGTAGAGTTGTTAACTCTCTTGCTTGAACAGGTCTTCCTGGTCTGAATAAAACCCTATGAAAATTATCACTTTCATTAAAATCATCATAATATGGGTTTATATTTAAATTTGTTTTCTGTGACATGTTGATTAGAATTCCAGGATAACTTTAATGTCTTCTTTTTGTCTCTTATCTCTTGTGATTAAGGCTCTATTATCCAAATAGATAATATCACCCGACTGATTATTTATCTCAGAACTTGAGATGCCATCTGTGAACTGAGTACCAAGTTCAATAACTTTATTACCAGTTGGGTTTGTAGTAATACCAGAAAAATTAGTATTAATAGTAACTGTAGTACTACCAACGGAAACTTGTAATCCGTTAGGTTGGAACTGATAGATTTTTCCACTACTAGTAGAACCAAGACTACTTATACCAGAGGTATCTGTCTGATCACCAGTAGTTTGATTAAAATATAATGATCTATCTTGATAATATTTTAAAACAGCAATTTTAGGGCTATCTGAAATAATATCAAACGAAACAACATAACCTTTTGCTTTACCAATTTCTACTCCACCAGATTGTATTTCCTGAGTAATCTCTGACCCAATTTCAATAGAAGTTGTTGGATAATTACTGAGATATAATGAAGATACTGAAGAAAATTGATTTTGTGTGAATAAAGCTGTTGATCCAATTGACGTAGGATTTTTAACTATTCCAATTTGTGCAAATTTAGCATCTAAAGGAAAATCTTTTGTAGAGTCATCAAATCTAGCATAAATTAAAACTCTATCTGTGCCCAATTCTTTATATAAATCATATCCATGTCCTTTTGATGGTGGAATAATGGGGATTAATTTCGCAGGAGTATTAGAACTTATTGCACTCTCTGAAATGTTAGTTAAATCAACCATACCATAAGTATATCCTTTACCACCAACGGAAACTTGTGTTTTAGTTATTTGAGTTCCTTCAACATCAACAATGACCTTTGCTCCTTCACCATCACCAACAATATTAAATTCTTGCCCTAATCCACCAGAATATGAACTGCCTTTTGTATCAATATAAACCTTTTTAATTTGATTATTATTAATATCAGCATTTCCACTATCTCTTACAGATTGTATTTGAGCATCAGTAGAAGTTGACCAATTATTTGGTAAAGGTATATATTCAGTTGCATCAAATTTTATAATATCACTTGGAGCAACAGTAAACAAGTATTTCCATACATACCCATCATCAGTATCTCCCGACGCAGCAGATGGTTCTAATCCAGTAAAGAGTGGTTCATTCTGAGAAAGATTTCCCGTAGTATTAATTCCTGAGGAACCGTTATCAATACAAATATAAACGCTAAAATCTTTATTAATTACATAATATTTTGCATCATATAATCTAGAAGAAAATGTTTTTGGTGATTGATTATCTATACTATAATCATGGCGATACATTTCATATTGAGTTCCTTTAGTCCAAGTTTCTTTTCTAATAACTCTTCTAGCATTATCTATATTAACTTTCTTACCAAAAATCATTGTATCTTTGGTATGATTTAAATAATTAAAGTTATCAGTTGGATTTGGTCTGGAATTATCAGAATTCCATGTGGCTGGATCTGCAGTTCTACCATATGCATTTCCTATACCAGGATTTGACAAACCCACAAACACATAATAAGAATTTGAGGGATCGTTAATATCTCCCAAAAAATTACTAGCATTATTGATTCTAAACTGATCTGTTACAATTGCCGCCATCTTCTATAGCTTTTTTTCTTTATTTATACTATAATTTAGTGTCTATTGCACCAGTGCCTCTAAACCCAGCTTTCCTTCTTTGTATAGTTGGATAAGTTGTGAATCCAGTATTAACTGTTTTTCCAGTTACTGCAATAGATATTGGTTCTGATGATCTAGTAAATCCAGATAATCTACCCCAAGAGAATTTACCACATCCAATTCCAGTTGTTCCAATTCCAATAACATCAGAACCAGAATCAACATTTGCTACAAATTCTGCTCTATTGGCAGTAATTGCAACTGAACGAACATAATAAACATTATCCAAATAAGTAGTTCCTATTCCAACTACCGCATCATTTCCACTATCAATAGAAGTTACTCCAGATCCAACCGAAGTATCAAAAATATGAATTGGATATCCATTAGATAATGGAGTACATGCCTCACCATCTGGTCTATTGATAAAGAATTTTAATGCTAATGGATTACCTGAGGTTCCACCAGTTGTTGTTATTCCAGTAACTATTCCAGTAAATCCAGAAGTATTAGCAATACCACTAATAACTTCTTTTGGTGCTGTTGGTATTGGTGCAATAACTTGTGGTGGATTTGATCTAGTATATCCTAATCCAGGATTTGTGACAGTAACACTAGTAATAATTCCAGCAGTAATATTTGCAGTTCCAAGGGCAATAGGATTAAGACTAACACTTGATATAGGCGTTCCAGTTGTTGGTATTCCAATTGAAACAGCAATTGTTGCCCCAACATAACCTGAACCACCATCAACAACTGAAATAGAGCTAACAGTACCAGTAGCAGACACAACAGCAGTAAGAGAAGCACCCGCTAAAGTTTGTGAATTATCAACAATTAATGCATTTGCACTTAGAGGTGAGTCAAGTTCATAATTAAATAAATTTAAGTTATCTACAAAAAGTTCAGTAGAAGTTGTTGTTAATCCAGAAATTATTTTAGATTGTGGGAATATTAATGGTTCAATTGATCGTCTAGACTTATATACCATTTCACCATTAATAACCTTATCACGTTTTTGTTTAGTCCAAATTACAGGTCTATCAAAATCCTCATTAATACCAACATCAAAATATAAATTTGATTCAACAACATCAGATGTAGTTATTCCTAGAACTGTTCTTTTTTCTTGATCTAATATTTTATTATTAGGATCTTTAAGAATTTGAAGTTCATCACCAGTTTTTATAGTTTCTATAATATCAGTATATTCAATATCTACATTATTTGTTCCTTTATAGAAGAAAAGAGAAACATTATCAAATTCATCTGGTGGTTCTGTAAATACAAAACTTGTTCCACCATCATATAGATAAGATTCTCCTGGAACCTGTACAACACCATTAATGAATATTAATAATAAAGATCTTATTTCAATTAATTGAGAATCTACATCTCTGGAATCTGTTTTAAATGTAACTAACTCACCATCAAACTTTAATGGGAATCTAGTTCTACTTCCATTTTGAAGAGTTTGAATTGAATCTAGATAATCAAATTCACCAAAATTGACTAATGAGAAATTGTCAGTGTATATACTATCAACAGTAATTTCAAAATTATTCAACATTGATGGAAGTCCTTTATCAGTAACTATTCCAACCTTATTTGGAATTTCACCATCAAATATTGGTCTAAATACATCTCCTTTTTCAAATCCATAACCCTTTCTTGTTATTTCAAAAGATTTAACTTCATATAAAGTTGATCCTATTCCAGTTGTTGAAACGGATCCAACATCAAGAGATATTAATGTTCCACTTCCAGTTTGAGTAGTTGAACCAGTTGATAATTTAGATACTCCAATTATTTCAAGATTCTCATATGATGGAGAAGGTGGCATGATAATAGGATTAACATATCCACTTCCCCCAGTAACAACTTCAAAGGTTAAAGTTCCTCCAACACCAACAGATGCTCTGATTGATGCTCCAGTTCCAACTCCACCACCAGATCCAACATTAACAGTAATACTATTTGATGTTGCCTCTACAATTGCAGTAGATACTCCAGCAACAGGATCAATACCAGCACGTGGATATGGATGATCAGTTGCGTATCCATCCTTTGAACATCTAAACACTAAACCACTGTTAGCAATTGATAAGGTATTAGCAGATCTCTTAATAGCACCAGCAACACCAGATACAAAAGTATGAACACTAGTATTAGATGATGGAACATAGTCTAATACAGTTATTTCAAATGTATCTCCACCACTTACATTAGAAATTGGAACAAATTTACCACTTATAGGATCACCTTCTCTTGGATAATCATGATCAGTAGCATTAGAATCCAAAGCACATTTAAACTTAACTCCAAGATCATCAATTTTAACTAACTGACCATCTGCAAGAGCAGGACTAGGTGTAGATGCTAACTTAACTGTCATAATACCAACAGTACCATCATATTGGGTTCCAGTAGTTGCTTGATGTGAATCAGATGTAATAAGATCATGAGCATTTTTCGTCAACACTAGAACCCCTGTACGTGAGATGTATGAAACATCCATAGGTGTAAATGTTGCACTGGCAGCACCAATACCATTTCCAGAGACTGTTACAGAATTTGTAACAGCACTCTCAAATTTATGATCATATGCAGCATCTGTTATTCCAATTGATATTAAACCATCTCCAGTTGTACTTAATCCAGAACTATATCCAGATCCATTGAAATCCTCAGATCCTAAACCAACAGATACAATAGATTTACCAGTGCCAATAACTGCTGTTACTGCTGCTCCAACCAAAGGTGCTATACCTAATCCACCAGTAGATGCTATTGAAATGATTTCACCAGATCTAGGAAGTTGGTTTTGATTAACATCAATATCACTTACAATAATTGTTCCATTATTTGAACTAATACCAGTGTATACAATACTAGTAATTCCTACTGCCTCATTTCCATCAAATGTATAATTATTACCTAAGTTATTTTCAGTAGTTGGTTTTTGGAAGAAACCATTAACAGTCATTAAGGTACTTCCTGTTGTAAGACCAATTGTATTAATACCACTTGAAGTTATTACAAATGTTCTTCCTATTCCCGTAAATTGTGATGATATATCATCAAATATTACATTAGAAGAATAATCTTGTCTTAAATAAACTCTTCCACTAAAGTTTGCTCTACCACTATTTCTATTAGATTCACTTTTTGCTATTTCATTATTTCCACGAGGTGTCTCGCTAAAATAAATCGTATCTCCAATAATATTATAACCACCTTTAAATAATCTTACATCAGTAGTGTCTGTATGAGTAGATGCAGATGTTCCAACAAATCCCCTTTCAACTTCGACAAGTTTTAAAGATCCAGAAGGTGATATAGGACCAACATTAGTAGTTCCTATACCCACATTAGTTATCTTTACATATTCATCATCAATTTTTAAAATATCATTAATAGCTATTGTAGAAATACCAGAAAGAGAAAGTACTGATGTTGATATAGAGACTTGACCACTAACATTACCAGTAAGAGATTGTTTAATTGGAGTATATGCCAAAGGTGATTGAATAATATCGTCTAGAACAATAAAACTCTTCTCATTTTTCTTATCCATTTCAAATCTATGATAATTACCAGCACCTAATCCAGAGAATGTTATTGGTGAACCACCCGATGTAATTGATACTTGGAATCTATCAGTATCATTCTTTATACAATAAACTACTTTTGGTAATGGGTTTCCACCAGTCATTATAAGTGATGAAATTCCAATACTATCAATTGAAGATCCTGGAGTATAAACTAATTTTTCATTGTTATTAAAGAAATGATTCTTCATAGTAAACCTTCCAGTAGAAGATTCTAAAGCACTAGAATTTGGATTAAAATACTTTCCAAAAATTGGAGTATTTTTATATCTTAATTTAAAGGCATTGGTATTTCCTCTAATACTATTTGTCCCATCAAATTGTAATAGTGATAATGAATCAATAGATTTTCCGTAAGTAAGAATTGAAGGTGTGTTAATAGTATCAATATTAGTATTAAATATTTCACTAAAAATTTGAACTTCTATATTACCACCACCATAAAACTCTGTATTTGGTGTAAAGATTAAATTAAAGTTAGATCCATTTATACTTGAAGAGAAAGTACCTATTCCAATATCATTACCGATAGAGATAAATGGATACTGTTCAATAAATGTATTAGTTCCATCATGAATCATCAATAATTGATGCACAGAACTAGTATTTCCTATTGAAGTTCTTATTATACTCTTAACAGTAGTATCTTTTGTTTTACTAAATTGAGCAATAGTTGTAGTTGCTCCTAATGCTACATTTGTAAATTCAGACTGTATCCTTATAGAATCTTCACTTCCATCTGGCTGTTCTGTAGACTTAAACCTATAAGTTCCAATACCAGAAGCAGTAGTACCAAAACCTACTATTTTAGATCTAACTTCAATTGCATTAGATCTATCATTTGTATATTCTAAGGATAAAACATTAGAATCTATTTTTGAAGAGAAAGTACCAATACCACTATCATTGTTTATATCTAAATCATAATTAGCAATATAAGAATTTGTTCCATCATGAGTTATATAAAGATCAACAATTTGATTCTCAAAAGTAGTAGTATCTCTTAACTCAGCAGATACAAAATATGATTCTATATTTGCTACATTACCTGAAGTAAGTGTAACAGTAGTACCAGAACCAATTTCTGCACCAATACCAGTTAGTTCTGCAAACCCAAAACTAGTTGTTCCAATTCCAGTAGTAATATCACCGCTTATAGAATTAAACGAATTTTGGAAGATTTTAATATCAAGATCTATATCAAACGTATTAGTTGGTAAGAATTGTAGTTTATATCCATCATCATAAACTCCTATAACATCTGTAAGACTTCTGTAAACATCATCTTTAAGAGTAGAAATACCAGTATTTGATATTGAACCTCTTTCAATAGTATATACATCATTACTATTATAATCTATTGAAGTAACAAGTTCTGAACATTGAATATCATTATTTTCTGGATTTCTAACTTGAATCAAAAATCTATCATAACCATTCGCTAACACAATATCTCCAGTTTGACTGGCATTATTTGTTGCATTTGTAAATAAAGTATTAATATTATCTATTTCTAGAACTCTATTAGTTTTGCATTTAAAATAATTTACTAACTCTTTATTTTTAAATTGAATATATTTTGATCTTAATGGATTTCTAAGAATATCAATATCCCTAACCATATCAAATCCATTAATAGCATCTACCCTATTATCACTAAGAAAATCACGAACTATAGTTGAAGCATCTACTGCTGTGGTTAATCCAGAATTAGTACTAGAACTAATTCCAATATCTGCAAAATTCTTAAGACCAGTCGTATGAACTAATCTATTTACAGGATCAATCAATTCTTTATATTCAATTGGACTTTGAATAGTATAAGATAGATTTTGATAATAATCATTATCAGGAAGTACTTGATAATCTTGATCCAATTTTCCAATGTTATCAAGCCATCCAATATCTCTTCTAGAAGAATAATCTACTGTAAAATATCCCTTATTTTCAAATAAGGTATTGATAGTAGCAACAGTACCACTTGTTGCACCTTTAATTTTATCATCAATTTGTAAATCATATTTACCTAATATCTTTATATAATCATTACCAATTTTATCTAAAATAAGTTTCTTATTAACAAATAAACCATTTATATCTACTAATATATCTTCCCCTTCAATAAATCCCGTAGATTCTTTAGTTATAGTAAATTTAGGATACTTATTATAATTAACTAAACTTGCAAAAATTTGTTCTGATTTTGCAAATCCAGGATTTGTCGAAATACCATTTACATTAATTTCTAATTCAAATGGATTTGTTGAATTAATTTTTGTTACTGGATAAGTTCTAAATTCATTACTTGGAGAATTAATAGTACTTCCACCATTATCAATATTTTGTATATTCTCAACAAATACTGCATCCCCTACTGCAAATGGAGTTTCACTAAATCCAAGTACAGGTGTACCTAAAACAAATGTTACAATACCCGTTGTTGTACTATCAGGTTGAGATGAACCAATAGAAACATTAGTAATTGAAACACCATTTGTACCATCAATTGCATATATTAAAGCATTACCAATACCTTTTGGTTCGGATAATACATTAACATTCTCAATTGATTGAGTTGATGAACTTATAATTGCTTCCAAAGCACCAGATTCAATAACTTGTCTAGTATCTTCATCAACAACAACTAATTTAGGATTAGATTGATATCCAGAACCACCATCAGTTATAGTTACTGCTTTAATCGTATCAAAATTTCTTAATGATGTTACAGGAGATACTTTTGCTAGTGGTAATAAAGTTTTATCAGAAGCATACTCAAATCCAACATTTAATATATTAGTATTATTAATTTTATTTGCATTTTTAGATCTTGGTAAAATAATAGCATTTTTTCCCTGAGTTGAAGCAATACTTACAAATGTAGGTAATTGTTTGTACCCTTCTCCACCAGAATTAATTTTAACATCATTAATTGGACCACGAGCTCTTATAGAATCAGTACTATATGTTATAGTTCCTACTCCTATAGTAGTTGAAGCATATCCAAGAATTTCTGGCTTATCTTCTAATACAATCTTAAATGAAGTGCTGGTAACACCTAAAATTGAATAATTATTTTTATACTTACTATCAATATAAGAAATTCTTGATTTATCGATAACATCAATATCAGATGTACTTATAAATCCACCTTTTTCTATATTATAGAATAAATTTAATGGATTACTATCAGAATAATTTAATGTTACAGTAGAACCAGTTGTTCCAGATGTCCCAACTTTTGATACAATATAACTATTTGTTTGACCAGTAGATACAAAATTATCAATATAATTATTATCATAATATAAATTAAAATCATATCCAGACAATGAAGAATCTGAAACATCAAATACTAAATTATTATCTTTTATAATATTGATTGGAGGATTAATTAAAGATAACTCATGGGAAATACCACCCTTATTACTTAAAGATACCACATCAGGAGGAACTTTTGTAGATTGAATATACGTATTTGATAATTTAATATTATTATCATCTATTCTATAAACAAAATATCCAGTAGTACTTAAACCACCAACAATAGTTTGACCAACACCAATATTATCATATAATACTTTATCTCCAGTTTTTAATCCATGAGAATTAATAGTTAATGTATTTGTAGTAGTATTAACTCCAGTAGAATTAAATCCAATAGGATTAATTAATAATTTATTTTTAATACTATTATATTTGACTTTAATTGCAGTAGAAGTTCCAATACCAACAGAATCTCTTGGTTTAACTTCTAAACTAATCCTATCTTGCTCTTGTAATTGATGATCAGTAGAAAGTGAAACAGTTGCTATAATTTTTTCTGCGGTAGCAGTTACTTGGTTATATTGTGTTCTAAATGAGTATCTAAAATCATTATCAGCATCACCAATAAAATATAATCCAGAACTTTGACCAATAGTTCCAATTCCAGATCCAATCTCAGCAACATTAGTAACAATTCCTATATAATCCTTAGACTTATTAATAGCATATACAATATCATCATGACCAATACTGGTAACATTACCACCAGCAACTCCATTAGTAGATACACCGATATTAGTAAATCCAACATTTGAAGGTTCCTTAAAGATCAATTTATCTCCCGTTTTAAATCCATGATCTGGAAGATATATGCTCTGAGCAGGTACAGATACTGTTTTATTCATACCAGCAACTGTAACAGTTATTGAAGTTGAAAATCCAGCAACGGTTGCAATTCCAACTGACTGTTTTGGATTAAAAAATACAATCTTATTCAATCTTGAATCAAAATAATCAGTTTTTACTGGTATATCAAATGAATTTGGAATTAATGTGACTTTTGAAGAAATTGTATGTGCAGTACCAGTAATACCTCTAACACATCTTAATATATTCCTATCCTCAAACTTATTAAGCACAAAGAATCTTTCTGAACCAATACCAATACTACTACCAACAGAAATTAAATCAGATGTTCTACCAACAACAATATCTGTTACAATACCTAATGATGATGGATTTGCAATACATTGTTGATATAAAAGTGTAGATTCACTATTAACACCAATAGTATGAGATCCTGTAACTGACTTAAGATCACTAGATATACCAGAAATTTCAATACTATTACCAGTAGATAAATCATGAAATGTTGAAATAGATGCAGATACTGTATTAGAATTCTTCCATACCAATTTTACATTTGCATATTCTTCATATATTGTCTCAATATTAGTTATTGGTACACCAGATATTGAATTAACAGCAACACTCAATCCAGATCCGCTAGTATTTGTATTATCAAATGTTATATTATCCCCTATTTTATAGTTTTCACCTGAATTAACAATATCTAAGGAATCTACAGATCCACGAGTTACTGATTCAACAGTTGTTAATTGTGGGATTAATTTATCCGAATCTACAATAAAATCATTATTTGTAAATTCAGAAATCATCTTATATGATGCAGTATTTCTAACTAAATTTGAATTATTAAAATCAAAGGATTGTGTTATATTAGATTCTGGGTCAAGAACATCAGCAGATGATCTATAAGTATTTCCAATGAAATATGGGAATTTTGGAGACTGATCAATATCTGATATTCCTACAAAATAAGCATATACTCCATCAGGATAATCTGGAGTTTTACAATATCTTCCATTATGTTCATCTAGATCACCAATAGTAGGATCATATACATAATCATCTGCAAAAAATCCAGATGCAAATGTAGTAATACCAGGTCTATCAATAACCTTAGAAGGATCTAATTTATAACTTGGTTGTAAAGTCTTAATATTTGGACCTAATTTAGTAGGATCACTATAACCATAAGGACCATATATGGGATTACCATCATAAGCCCATCCAATAATTGAAGAATGATTAGTATTAGGATTGGGATCATTATAAAAATTACGACCAATATCCGTAGAATATCCAACTACAGAATATCTTAATCCATTTTGAGATTCTTCTAATATCTCACTACCATATTTTTCTATATTGTTTATACTTAATTTTCTAATATCTAACCCAAACACTGCATTAGACCCAGATGGTATAACATTAATAGATGTTTTACTTGTAGTAAATCCAGCCCCACCATTAATAATTTTTACATCAATAATAGATAAGTAAGTTTTTGAATTTGGATTAGTATCAATTATTGGTCTTATCTTTGCAGTATTCCCATCACCAACAACTTTTAAATCAGGAATTGAATAATATTCTCCTCCACCATTCTGAATATTAACCTTAATTATTTTACCATTAGATATAATTGGTTGCAATGCTGGTTGAATATTTGTTCCGACTCTACTATTTCCAACTTTTACAATAATATCTGGATTATTTTGATAATTTATAACTGTTTGAGAACCATATGAAGATCCCTTTTCATAAAGTATTAAATCATTTAATTTACCTTTAATAATAGGAGTTAAAGTTACTTTATCTGATGTTGAAATAGAATATGTAATTTTTGATGTAATTTCAATATCTGGATACTTAAATACTTGATATCCAGTTCCTGTTGATCCAAATTTAACATAATCCTTATTATTATAATTTACATTTGACGTTCCACCAATTCCAGCATCACAAATTCTGAAAGAATTATCATCTAATTTAATAATCTTATATTGAATTGAAGTTGATAAACCACTAATAGATGTGGGAATTGTAGAACCAATTCCAGCAGCAGTTGTATAACTAATCAATTCCCCATCAGAAAAACCATGATTATTAAAGGAAGCAGAAGAATTTACCGTAGAAATTCCAGTTGGATTAATATATACTTGACGATTTATAAATGAACTGCCCGAAGATATAATTTCAACAGACTTTAATGTATTTTTAGCATTTTTAAGTCTAAACTTATGAATACCAGATTTTGCTATGGATGTAAATGCTATGGTATTAATACCACTAATATAATCATCTTCACTACCAAATAATTTAATTGTGCTTAATCCAACTACTACTGGCCAATATGTTTCTCCATCAATTAAAGTGTCATAAGCATCAGCATTACTTCCACCCCATGTAGTAATCCCTAATTGATCATTTCTATTTTTATTATAAACCAATACTTGTCCATTCTTTAAATTATGATTTTCTTTAAATGTTATCGTTTCTGCTTGATTATCAACCCCACCATTAGCAGTAGCCAATCTTCCATCAAATTCTATTTCTCTATTTCTTTTTCTAACAATAGGTCTTAAAAAAGTTTCACTACTATTACCACCACTAATTTTTATTGAATTTACACTTTCAATATCAAAATTTTGAGGATCTACTAAAATTTCTTGAATATCTCCAGTAACAACAGGTTTAACTAATGCAGTAGAACCTAAACCAGCAGCAATTGAAATTTCAGGCAAATTAATTACATCATAACCACTTCCTGAACTTAAAACAGAAACTTTATCTATTGGTCCATAAAAAATACTGTCTGATGACTTATAATTATTAATTTCTACACCATCAATCAACATTCCAACAGGTCCAGGAATAGTTTCAGTATTTTTACCGTCATTTAAAGATAAATCTACTGGAAATTTCTTTAATAATCGTTGATTACCTATTTCCTGATTATAATGTTTTAGTAAAGTAAAGGTATGTTTGTCATTATTAGTTAATGGTATATTAAATTCTACAAAATTATTAGGAGTCCCTCCAGATCTAGATAAAAGTTCATCTGTTTCAATAAAAGAAGGTGATAAGTATAAATTAATTTTTTGTCTATCACCTGGATATTCTTTAACATAATATACACCTTCTTCTAATCCAACCAATGTTGCCTTACCTTCTGGTACACTATAATATACTTCATCTCCAGTAACAAATAAAACATCTTTATCGAAAGATATTACAGAATATTTTTCAGTTATAGGATTATAATTTTGTATTGTTGATGTATCAGCAATAGGAATCTCTGATTTTACAATATCTTTAGTAATTGTATAGTTTGGTAACGAATTAGACGCAACATATAAATTAGTATCCGATTCATTGTAAACATTCTGAATATTTGTTGTTAATTGATTTCCATACTTAACAGGTGCACCAGTACTTGATACTTTATCTAAAACCTTTCTTACAGCATAATTTTTTGTGCGTTCTAAATTATATTCTACATTAATCAATTTAATTATATTACCAGTTGAAATATCGAAAATTTCAGCAGGTGATACTCCACCTGGATTTGATGGTGTAACAACTGATTTATTCTTAAAAGGATTAAATGTTTTTTCAATAACTTCAACATAATCACCCGTAGATAGTCCTGTAGTATCAAAATTATCACTTGAAATATCTTCTTTTAATGTTAGAGTACTAGATCCTCTATCTATTATACTTTCAGAATTTATATCATATGATGGAGATGAATTATAAATCCACGAATTAGCAAATATTTCCTTATTTGTACTACCCTTTTTAATATTTTCCCCAAGACTTTTAATAAGAACTCTCTCTTTTTCTATTGATAGTCTATTATTTTCATTTGGAATAAATTTAGATAAAATTCCAGTAATTCTCAATTCTACTTTCTTTGTTAAATCTCCATTTTCGTATCCAAAAATATTATCATCAAATCTTATATCATCTTCAGAAGAAATTGGATTATCAACACCAGAACAATTTAAAAATTGGTTTACAGTTTTATCAGTATATTGAATATTAGTGTTAATACCCGATATAATTGTACCAGTAGTGCCAAAACCAACAGTAGAATCTACTGTAATAATAGTTGAATCTTTTGGCACATTACCAATTACCTTTGTTTTACCTGGAATATTAAAGGTTCCAGTAACATATTCTTCATCAGCATATCCGATAAATGCATCTAAAATAAAATAATCAGAATCAGAAAGAATTCCTGATCCTGGAACACCTAAAACAGGTTCAACTTCGGATATAGACGCTGTAGTATTGAGATCAGCAGACCTACTAACAGTTTGTCCTTGTAAATTTATTGGATTTCCAGATATTCTTTCAGCAACAATTCTTTCACGTCTAATATACTTTGCAGCTGATGGTTTAATTAAATAATCTTCAAGATCAATTATTGTAGGATCTACTCCATATAATACTTTAAAAAGGATTTTAAAAGACTGTTCAGTACCTTTTGACTGGAAAAATGACTTTGCTTCTTTTATAAAATTATTAACATCAAGATCAGATATAAAATCACTGTTTTCTAATCCAGGAGTTAATGTATATTTAAGTTTTTTATAAAATTCTTGTAAAAATAAAGCACTAAGATTAGAAACAGAAGATCCGATATTATGAATTTCTGCACTAGAAGTTGAAAAAACTAATTCTCTTGGATTATTATCATCATGATATGTTGTTATTCCACTAAATCCACGAACACAACCAGTAAAACTAGTAGATGTTTTACCAGTATATGTAATAATCTCATCATCAATCTTTAAAAGTCCATATTCATTAGGAAATCCTTTTGTATTACTAACATTAATAGTTTTCTCACCAGTATAGTACTTACCCCAAGCAGTTATAGCAATACCTACCTTTATATTTTCAGGATCCTGATTTGTTTCAGCAAGTGTTGTTACACCAACTATAACATCAGGTGTTAAATTATCTAATTTTAAATATTGATCTAAATTATCAGTAATATCAATCGGACCACCACGATATTCCTGAGAAATGTAGTACTGTTTTAAAAAGTCTACTGTCTTTGGACTTTCACTTAATACAAATTCAGGAAGTTGATTATCAACAATTTGTTGTACTTGAATTCTTTTATCAATACCAGTCGTTATCATGCCCTTATTAATGCTCCGTTTGTATAGCTTGAGGTAACTTTAAACCCAACTCCAGATATTTGCTGTCCAGAAGTAATAGTGTCCTTAACCATATTTATTGAACTACTTCCGATGGAAAATTGAAGGTATAAATCTTGAAGACCTATAACATCATTAGACTCTGGAAATGCTTGAACTTCTATAATATTATTTGCCAAATTAGTTGATGTTATATTGATTGTGGTTAAAATTATTTCACCTTTAACATAATCAACCGTTCCTGCTTCTTCAACAACAACAGTCTTTGAAGAATCTATAAGATCTGGTTTAACAATTGATATTATGCCAGTTTTTTCATCTTCATTTGGAGTATCTGTCAAATAAACAACATCATTTGAACCAGATATCCTAAATCCAGTACTTTTAATGTTAAGTCCTTCTTTTTTGACGTTAAATTGGTTACCAAAACACAATTCATACTGTGCAAATTGATTTATAAGAGCATTTAAGTTCCTTCTAATCCGTACTCTTGTAATATTTGATGTTATTGAGTCATCAATGTTGTCAATTACACTTAAAACTTTACTATATCTAAATCTTCCACCAAATTTATTAAGATCTAGCGAATTTGAGTATTTTTTGAGGTTATTTGACACTCTTGATTGCAAATCATTGATATTTTGGACTTTAGAATCGTTATAATAAACATAAGATTCAAGTTCAATGTATAATATCTTAAGATCTAAGATTTTTTGGTTAATTCCTGTTAAAGAATAGTTTTTTAAGTTAGAAAGTATTTGTGTTTTATCAAAATCAGAAACAAATTCACCATTTTTTGGTTTAATTGTGATAAAAACTGTTCCAAATTGGGGTGGATCTACCTCTTCACCACCAACAACAGAAACACTTTCAGTATTTGGGTAAATTTGCTGTATTATTGCTTCATAATCTCTTCCCGTAACTGCCCTATACTGTGAAGAATACAATCTAGGAGCATAATACTTAATTGAATCAATAGATTCTATCTCACCACCATTACTTGCCCTATTAATTGTTTCAATTTCAGGTGCCCTACTAGGTGCAACAATGGCACCAGAAGGGTTTGATAAACTACCAGAGAATACAAATACACCTTTTGACCCAGAAGAACCACCAGGACCGTTTCCAGAGGCACCATCAGTAAGAATATAACTGATTGTAATGATAGAACCGTTCTCTAATTTCTTACCAAAGTAACCATCACCAAATAAAAGTTCATATTTTTCATCTTGCACCTCTTGTATTAAATATATTTCAGAATTTTTATCAATATTTAAAATATTATCAACTTTTCTGTATAAAGAACCTCTTCCTACACTATCTACCAATCTATTATTCTCATAGTTATTGACATATACAACTAAAGTAGAAGTATCAATACCCATATTATCCAATATAAATCTTTGGTCTAATGAACCATCAACTTCAAATGTTTTAGTGACATATATTCCCTGATATACTGTTATACCTGTAAATTGATGCTTTCTATCTATTTCTTGTCCAGTAGATGTATCATATTCAACCACTGCAGTTCTTTCTATATTATCAGGAATAGAGAATACAAAAGAACTGTCATCTGTTTTTCCAGCACATATTAAACCCGCCTTTAACGTTATTGAATCATATTTGGTATCAGTTCTAATATCAAACGAAATAGATGCCTGTGCAGAGGTTTTAGACCGTGGTACATAACCAATATTTCGTGCCAATGAAACAACATTCTCTCTTACAGATGCTGAATCTAGAAAAGATTCATTTACAACCATATTTGAGTTAAATGCTGTAATATAAGTGTTATATGCTAAGGTATCAATTAGCATTGATAAATTAGATCCTTCAAAATCAAAATCAGTAAAGTCTGAATTTGCCCGAAGATAACTCTTTATTGAAGATTTTATTTGATCAAAATCTAGATTGGTAAATTTAGTAATAGGCATATTATCTTGTGGCTTCTAATATAAAGGAAAACTCTTGTGTAGGAAACTGTTGTCCGATGATGTCATAATGAATGATAACTTCAAATGCATTATCATCTGGTCTGGGTATTACTTCTATATCTAAATTTTCAACTCTTGGTTCAAAGTTAGTGATTGTTGTTTGTATTTGACGATCAATATTGGATGCAGTACCAAAATCTACAAAATCAAATAAAAGACCAGCAACATCACTACCTAAGATAGAATTAAAATATCTTTCTCTCGGAATAGTTTGAACTAAGTTCCTTACAGATTTTTTAATTGCATCTTCGTTCTTAATAGCCCCAATATCTTTTGTTATTGGATGTGCCTTAAAGGACAAACTAATATCTTTAAATGACCTAGATATCCTTGTTTTCATTTTAAATTAGAAATAATAAACAGTTTTCTTAATATATTTATACCTATTATTAGGAATAATCATAGATCAAAATATTTAGCATTAAAAAAGCGTCCCTTTCGAGACGCTTAAGTTATTTTCCTTGTCCTCTATACTTCTTTCGAGACGAGTTACGGGATGTTGCTGAATATTTTGAATGCTTGCCGTTTCCTTGTCGAGATTTCTTCGGCGTTTGTTCAATAAATTCTTGCGAACCCCATGAACCTGTCTTAGTTCTTACTGGCATTTAATCCTCCGTAATAATTTCAGTTCTAATTTGATTAGGATGCGGTGTACCTGTCTGATAGAATTCTATCGAGAGGTCTTCTAGTCTCTCAAACATTTCCATTTGAGATAGACTAGAGAATACCACCTTATCGTTTACTATAATATTATATAACTCTTGTTTTTTCATGTCCTACACGTATTCGTGGATCGCACCAGATCTCGAAACCTGCATCTTTTGCATCGAGACAGAAAGATACATCTTCACCGCACATGTCTTGAACACTGCCACTCTCGAAGACTTGCATTTTAGGAGCGAACCATGGGTAAGGCATACCTTCATGTTCAAAAACGCCCTTCTTAATTAATAACCATCCGAAACCTGTATAGTCTACTGTGAATGGTTTTTTGCGTTTGGATATACTTTCAACAGTTTCGTGATTCATCACTCCACCATTTGATCTGAAATCATCTTCCTCTAACCAATGTGCTACAGATGTAGTTCTACCATCTTCGGTGGCATACCAACCTGCTGCAAGATCCTTCTCCATTAATACTAATTGCCAAAACTTCTCAGAATTGAAAACAATATCACTATCAATCCATAGTTGCCAATCATATTTTAATTTACCATCCCATGGTAATTGGTCTGGTCCTCGCAATACATTCGCTCCTAAACATTTGCATCTTGCAAAGTTTACCATTGATGAATAGTCTTGTGAGATCTGAATACTTGCCCCTGCTTGTACTAAGTCAAAACAAAGTTGAACAAAAGACTTTAAGTATTGATACGATACTCCTCTACCAGGTAAACAGAATACTACTGATTTTCCTTGTACTAGTTGCTTTGCCCTATCGTAATCCCACTCAGATTCTTTGTTTTTAGTCGCTACAGGTGCCTTTGCCTTTACTGTAAATCCTTTAGCCATAACGTGTTGTAATTACACTTCAATTATATCATTTTATATAGCGATTGTCAATATGATGCATCGACCATCTCAGGTTCGCTTAACTTTTCATATGTTAAATCTTCTGTAAAATACGACTTGTATATCCGTCTCCATATAATATTAAACTCCCATTCAGTTAAATCTTTAAACAAACAATTGTTCTTTAAGTATATGTGATACGTTGGATTAGTCATCTCTTTCAGTAATAACGATTTCATTGCCATCTAATGTAAGTTGTATATCAGATCCTTCATACCATCCAAAATCATTGACGACCCATTCAGGTAACTCAACATAATAATGATTTGTTATAGAATCGACCTGTATGGTCTCAAAAATTTTTCCAGAATTTTTTTTCATATTATCGAATCCTGTGTCGAAATTATATATGAGAAAAAAAAATTTGATTATCGTGATATCGAAAGGTCGGATTGGGTCGTTTATAGCTTAGGGGATCCATTGGAATTATAAACAACCCCCCCAACAACGGGGGGGACTGTCTGATTCACGAACGGATGAGCACCTTTTGTCTATTCAGTTTCTGATTAATCCTTTTAAGCACATTGCCATCAGATGATGATGCAGGGGTGACATATCTCTCACCCGTTGTAGGATTAATCCAGATGATGTGGTTCTTCTTTCTTAGAACTGTGTACCCATGAAATTTCATGATCTTACGCAGTTCTGAGTTATACTTATTATAATTCATGCTGTTGCAAACCTCCTATTACGGTTAGTGAAATTATTGTAACTGAACTCACGACGGTCAACCAACTTAAAATAACCGAACCGTGAGATCATGACGTATCCTTCGCCTTTGATTGGTTGGGGGTCACCCATCACGCATGTCTCAAATTCTGCATTGTCCTCACATAGATCCAATGCTCTCAACTTTATCTCCTCAACGACCTTCCATAACTCAATCAAATTTGAGTTACCATAGTTTCCCTCACCGTCAAAATCAGCAGGGTTAACTTCCTTACCCTCACGGATAAGATAATTCAAATTGATTTTAATCTTCTTCGCTGTCTTCTCATCTACGAAGTCAACGCAGGTAGCACAGTTCTTCGCATACTCAATCAAATCTGCTAACTCATGGAAGGCATCATTTTTGCCCTCATTAAAATCATCAGATATAAAGGCAGTCGGTTGAACGTACTTTACATGAGATCCGCTTTCTAACTTCTCAGTAAGAGGCATTGCGATTGCATCACGAAGATCATTCACTGCGAAGTACTTTGTATGCGGTGCCATTATGATTTTAGCATCTACGACCTCAGGGAACTTATAGGTTAAAGTGTTCGGTCTGTAATTCTTAGACCCACCGAATCCAATAAAGTCACCCTGATAAATGTTTTTTGTGATTGGCAGGTATGCCATGCAATACATTAAGATTTTCTCTAATGCAGGTTTGTGACCATAGAACTTTTCTATATCCGAAGGGGTCTCACATATTAAGATTTTATTCTTATTGAAAACTGATTTCGTGCC